GCTATAGAACACGATCTTATGAAGGAGCAGGATAAGAGGATGCCTATCAATATTGACAGGCAGTCTCGTGTAACCTTCGGTGGTACAAAGAAAACCTAGTTTTCTCGGGATAACAACCAATTCCCTATCATCGATTTAATTAACCGTTTACAGGTAAAACTGTAAACATAGGAGTAACACATGGCAAATAGTAATACACAAGGCTTTGGCTTAATTCCCGTTGGAACATTAGGCAGTACTCCTTCCACACAAGGTCAAGGAGCTTTTAAGATTGATGCAGGATACAGTGCCGCGAATATTTATCACGGTGCACCTGTTGTCTCAGCTGCTGGATACATGACGGAAGGAACTGTTGTAACGACTGGAGTTACAGGCAATTGTGGTGTGTTGAATGGCATATTTTACAATGCGGCTACAACTTTAAAGCCGACATGGTCGAATGGCTATATCGCAACAATTACTCCAGCAAACTCTGAAGATACTACTGCGTTTGTTTTAGATAACCCCTTTCAATTGTTTGAAATTGGTACAGATTCTGCAATTACACAAGCAGGATTTATGGAAACATACAATATGAATGCGGTGTCAGGTAATAATACTACCGAACAATCTACAAACACTTTAGATATCGACGGACAAACTCACGCAACAAATTACTCATGGAGAGTTGTTAGGCTCGCAGAAGATCCTAGCAATAATGACATTACAGCAGCTTACTGCTCTATAATTGTCCAATCAAATCTTAATGAGTTCTTGCGTAAGTTATAATAGGAGCATATAGACTATGGCAATATCACGAGCACAGCTAGTTAAAGAACTAGAGCCAGGCCTGAATGCACTATTCGGGCTGGAATACAAGCGGTATGAAAATCAACATGCTGAAATATACGTACAAGAATCCTCTGACAGAGCTTTTGAAGAAGAAGTTATGTTATCAGGATTTGCGAACGCCGATGTAAAAGCGGAAGGGCAAGGCATATCATATGACGAAGCTCAAGAAACTTTTACAGCACGTTACACCAATGAGACCATCGCTCTAGCATTTGCGATAACAGAAGAAGCTATCGAAGATAACCTCTACGATAGAATTGCTTCTCGTTATACAAAAGCTTTAGCAAGATCTATGAGCAATGCTAAAGAAGTAAAAGCAGTCAATCCATTAATTAATGGTTTACCATCAGGTACCTTTAAGACTGGAGACGCTGTAACTTTATTTAGTACTGAGCACCCGACGATTGCAGGAGTATTTAGTAATACTTTAGCAACTGCGGCAGATCTTAATGAAACGTCAATGGAGCAAGCTTTAATAGACATTGCTGCAATGACTGACGAACGAGGTCTTAAAATTGCTGCTAGAGGAGTGAAAATGATCATTCCTTCTAACACTCAATTTACTGCTGAAAGATTATTTAAATCTCAAGGCAGAGTGGGAACAGCTGATAATGATATCAATGCAACTAAATCTATGGGAATGATTCCTCAAGGATACAGAGTGAATAATTTCTTAACTGATACGGACGCATGGTATATTATTACAGACGTGCCAAATGGCATGAAAATGTTCAACCGTGCACCATTGACAACTGCAATGGAAGGTGATTTCGATACTGGAAACGTTAGATACAAAGCTAGAGAAAGATACGTCTTCGGATGTTCTGACCCTAGAGGTATTTACGGTTCACCAGGAGCGTAATAATATTAGAAATGAGGCCGCCTAAAAACGGCCTCATTTTATTTATACAGAGAGAAATATGAAAAAATTCAGAATTCAAATACGAGCCTATGGCTACTATGTTGATTTTACTGTAAATAGTGAGGACAGCAGGGAAGCTATTGAAAAAGCAATACTTGACAAAGTAGGACAAAAAGATGTAAAGTGGGAAAAAGATGGATTTAGCGATTCATTAAGGAGTAAATGGATAACCTATGAGGAGGTTATAGATGACTCAAGACCTGTACACTATGAAACGGTCCTTGGAACTCGAGTGGCATCAAGAGCACCTGAAGGAGGGCAAGTATAATATTAATATGTCTTATATTGATAAAAAAATTCAGGAAATTGTTAAAGAGATCATTGCCAAAGAGTTTGAAGAAGCAACTCGTCTGGAACACATTAAAGACGCCCAGGCCGAAGTTTCGATAGCCACTTAAGCGCTATCAAAAATCAATTTTTTACTACAGGATACCTTGCGCCAAATTTAAATTTGGGGTATAGATGAAGTACTATACAATTATTAATTAGATGTAGACGAGTATAGTCGACGGCCTAGAGACTACATCTTATAAACTAGGAGTATAATATGGCAAATACAACGTTTTCGGGACCAGTAAGATCATTAAATGGTTTTATTAGTTTCGGACCTAAAGCAGTTGTTAGCTTAACCGCTGATACAAGCTTAACAGTAGCTACTCATGCAGGTAGAGTTTTAACCACTAATGATGCAGATGGTAAATTTACTTTACCATCAATTACATCGGGAAGCTCATCTTCGGTAGCTGGAGCAAACGATTACAACGTGTTAAGTAATCTTGGAACTACTTATTTATTTTGGGTAGAAACTTTAGCAACAGACATGGATATCAAAACAGACGGAACTGATAAATTTTATGGTGCTGTCTATACTGGTATTGATAGTGAAGAAACTGGAGAAACATTTCTGGCGGCAGCAACTAATGACGTCATGACGCTTAATGGTACTACAACAGGTGGTATCGTTGGTAGTTGGGTAGAAGTTACTGCAATAGCGAGCGCTAAGTACTTTGTTAGAGGTAGTTTAATAGGATCAGGAACTATCGCAACACCGTTTGCGGACGCGTAATAAATAAACTTTGTGAGCTCCTTCGGGAGCTCACAACTAAGGAGATTAAATTATGTCACAACCGATTATCCAGGCTACAAGATCAGCTGCAGCAGCAGGAGCAAGTGCAATTATTGCATCTAATGTAAGAGTTTATTCTCTCTCAGTTGCTTCTGATGGAGGAGGCGCTGGTATTTTAGAATTAACCACTACTTCAAATAGTGGGGATGTTATAATATATGTAGATGTTCCTACTGGAGAAGTATTTACACTTAATTTTGGAGGTGGTCTTTTATTTCCAAAAGGCGTTTATTGTAAAACTAAAACCAACGTAGCTGGTTACACATTATTTTCTGATAAGTATTCTGCGGCTGGTCTAACAGCAGGTTAGGAGGTAAACATTGCCTAACACGACTTCAGACAGTTACACGTTTGGGAAAACTTTTACCATTGCTGATATTGTTGAAGAGGCTTTTGAACGCGTAGGTTTTCCTAACGTTTCAGGTTATCAATTAAGAGCGGCAAGACGATCTCTTAACATTCTTTTTCAAGAATGGGGGAATCGAGGATTGCATTACTGGGAAGTAGGAACTTTAAATCTTACTTTGACCCAAGGAGAAAGAGAATTTAATTTTTATAGATATCCTTCTGATATGCCCACTACTGGGGCTACAGCTTTACAAAAATCTAATGGACTTGTGACAACTTTGGATGGAGCTATTGCTACTACTAGCGTTACGAGTGGAATCACTATGGATTCTATTACAGGAATGAATAATCAAGGTACCATTAGAATTGGTACCGAAGATATAACTTATGTAGGTTTTAGTGGTAGTGAATTAACGGGTGTAACACGTGGAGCTCATTCAACAACAGCCGCTACACATTCTGATGGAGCAACTGTTACTAATTATGTTCCAGGTTTCTCGGATATTGAACAATGTTCTTTACGGACTAACATGGGTGCCAATACTCAATCGGATGCAGCTCTTGGTAAAGTGGATCGTTCTACCTATTCAGGATATGCTAATAAAGAATCGGAAGGTACACCTAGTAATTTCTGGGTTCAAAGATTTATAGATCGAGTAACTATGACTATTTATCCAACTCCAGATGCTAGTAATGCAGCTAAAAATTTACATATCTATTTTGTTACAAGAATTCAGGATGCAGGAACGTATTCAAATGCGTCTCCTGTTCCATATCGTTTTATTCCACCGATGGTGGCAGGCTTAGCTTATTATTTATCGCAAAAATATAGAATGGAAAAAACACAGCCCTTTAAATTATTATATGAAGATGAATTGGCAAGAGCTTTACAGGAGGACGGATCAGCAGCAAGTACTTATATAACACCTAAAGCTTATTATCCTAATATCTAATGCCAAAGTATGCAACAGGAAAACATGCACTAGCCATCTCAGATCGTTCAGGTTTACAATTTCCCTGGAAGGAAATGGTAACCGAGTGGACAGGAGCTTTTGTTCATACTTCTGAATACGAACCTAAACAACCTCAACTTAGACCAAAAACTTTAAGTGCTGATTCTATGTCCCTTACTAAGGTAAGACCTGCACGAACAGCTTTTCCTACTCCAACTATTTTACCTAACAATCCTTTTACCACAACTGTAAGTACAACGGTTACAGTAACTCAACCTAATCATAATTTTTCAAGTGGAGATGCTGTAAGATTCAGGCAGATTAAACAAGAAAATATTGGTGGGGTCACTCAAGCTATTTTAGAATTAGAAACCACTTTGAATGGGGATATTACTGCAGCAGTCACATCTTTAACTTTAACAGATGCTTCTGCGTTTCCAAGTTCAGGATATATCTATGTTCAAACTAAACCTACTGCAGCTCAAACGAGAGCGGGAGACAATACTTTTACTCTCAGTGAAGTTATTAAATACACAGGCAAATCTACACATACTTTAACAGGTTTAACTCGTGGATCTTCTGCACCGACTTACGGATTAACTCCACAGTCAAGTACAGCAAATTCTCATAATGATTTAGATAAAGTATTTGGATCTTATAGTATTACACCAATTAATATTACGGTTAATTATCCAGGGCAGCCGACAACTAAGAGCGTTAGCAATCAATATACTTTTGTATTGGCTTCGGCAGCAACAAGTGCTACAACAGGGGGAGGATTTCCTTCTTTTGCAGGACCTGTAGGAGATAGACCATAATGGCATATACATTCGCAAATTTAAAAACAGATATTAGAAGCTACACGGAAGTAGATGATACCGTTTTAACGGATGCTATTTGTAGTACTATCACTAAGAATGCAGAAAACAGAATTTATAGAGAGGCAGATAACGATGATAACCGATTCTATGCAACTTCTACCCTAACTATTGGAAATCGATATGTAACGATTCCAAGTGACTTAAGAATTATTCGATATGCTCAAGTAACTAATTCAAACGTAACTCCTAATGTTCATGTTTATTTAGAGAAAAAAGATACTTCTTTTATAACAGAGTATTATGATACGCCTTCAACAGCTTCAGGATTACCTGCATATTATGCCAATTGGGACGCTACTTATTGGTTAGTGGCTCCTACGCCTGATGTAGCTTATGAGCTTACTTTGGCCTATATTAAACAGCCATCGACTATTACTGCTTCTGATTCGACAACAACTTATTTGAGTAATAAATATCAAGATTTACTTTTGTACGCTTCTTTGCTAGAAGCATATGGATACTTGAAAGGTCCGCAAAATCTGATACAGTATTATCAGCAATCGTATCAGCAGGCTTTACAATCGTACGCGATCGAACAACAAGGTCGAAGACGCAGGGACGAATACCAGGATGGGGTTATTCGAACACCTCTTAAATCACCACCCCCAACACAAGATTAGGAGTAAAATATGGCAAATATAATACCAGACGCATTTAAATTGGAACTGTTATCAGGCACCCATAACTTTGCAACTGGAGGAGATACTTTTAAAATTGCTTTGTATGTAACAACCTTAGGTCCTCCCTATACAACAGCATCAACCGTTTATAGTACAACCAATGAAGTAAGTTCTTCAGGCACAAATTATGCTACAGGAGGAAATGAATTAGATGGTCAAGGAGTGAGTGTTCCAGGAAGCAACACCGCTACTGTAGATTTTGATAACGAAGTTTTTTCCAATGTAACGTTAACTTCATTAGGAGCGGCGATTTATAATTCTACTAACAGTAATAAACTTTGTTTAGTTATAGATTTTGGTGGAAATAAAGTAGCAACTTCGGGAGATTTTACAATTCAATTTCCAGCCGATGCAGCAACAACTGCAATTATACAGGTAGCATAATATGGCATTAGTAATAAATAATAGGGTAAGAGAAACAACAGCAACCACAGGTACAGGTGCCGTGACTTTTGCAGGAGCAGTCGATGGTTTTCAAACTTTCGCTGCTGGAATTGGAAATAGTAATACGACTTATTATGCCATCTCATTAAACACTGCGAATGAATGGGAAGTAGGACTAGGAACATTAAACGCCGATAGTTCAACATTAACCCGAACTACAGTTTTGGAAAGTTCCAATTCTGATTCAGCGGTAGATTTTGCTGCAGGATCAAAAGAAATTTTTTGTACGCTGCCCTCAGAAAAAGCAGTTTATTTAGACGCGAGTGATAATCAGGTAGGAGGCTTTGCTAGTCTTGTAGCCGATACTACTCCACAATTAGGTGGTGACTTAGATGTAAATGGAAATGCAATCGTTTCTGTTTCTGATGGTGCCATAGCTATTAATGCCAATGGAACTGGAACGGTAACGATGACCACTAACTCTGTTACAGGAGATGTTATCCCAGGCAAACTTGAAGGAACAGATTTTGATAACAGTTTATTAGTAGGTCATGCAACAACAGGATCTGGTGATTCTCAGAGTGATACTGGAGTTGGTATCGAAGCTTTAGATGCACTTACTACAGGAGGTCATAATACAGGCGTTGGTTACAGAGCTGGAACAGCTGTTACTACTGCTTCTAATTGTACTGCACTTGGATCAACTGCATTAAATACTAATAAAACAGGTAGTGGTAATACCGCTGTTGGAATGTCATCATTATATGATGCAACAGGAGCTAGTAATACAGCACTTGGATATGACTCTGGAGATAATGTAGCAGCTGGTACTTATAATCTATGTCTTGGTAGAGATGCTGGTCAAAATATTACTTCAGGTTCTGGTAATATAATGATTGGATCGGTCGATGCTGCAGCAGCAGATTCTGCAAGAACATTAAAAATAACTTCTTATGATGGTTCAACTACTACCAATCACATGATAGGTGATTCAAGTGGGAACCAGATTTTTGCAGGAACAGCAACAGCAGCAGGTGGACAATTAACAACAACAGGAAAAGCTCTAGTCATGGGGTTTTAATTAATAGGAGAAAATAAATATGGCAAGTGAAATAATGGCAGTAAAGTTAGTAAAAGAACTTTCTAACAGTGAAGTAGATTTACTTACGGTAGCATCTGGACACACTTATACGATACTTAATATATCGATTTGTGAAACTGGCGGCAATGATGAAACTTTTGATCTTTATGTTAGAGATGATGCTGGTGCTAATGATTATGAAATTTATTCTGATCAAGCCCTAGCTGCTAACGCAACCTTTGAACATACGACAAGGATTGTTCTTATGACAACTGATGTGCTTTCAGCTAAATTGGCTAGTGCAGGAGATGTTGATGTTGTTATCAGTTATTTAGATCAAACTTTATAATAGGAAATAAAAAATTATGAGTGGAAAAGTAGGAGATAATCTCTTTAGAGCTTCAGGCGTTATTGCGGCTGCAGCTGGCGGTGGTGTATCTTGGCAAGCGGTAGAAACAGGAGCTACATTTACGGCTGTTGCTGGAAATGGTTATCCTGTCAATACGACTGCACAAGCATGTACGGTTACACTTCCAGCTTCAGCTTCAGTTGGAGATGAAATTATATTTACAGACTACGCCAGAAATTTTGACACATACGCTTTAACAATCGATATAAATTCTTTAAATTATCAAGGTGGTACAACAGATCCAGTTTATGATACAGCTGGCGAATCTATTCATATTGTTTATATGGATGCAACAAATGGCTGGATTCCAATTTATGATGGAGCCGTTGCTGATGAAGGGTCTATTCCAAAGACTCAAAAAGGAATTTTTGCTTATGGTTATGGTGCATCATCTGTGGTTTCAATGTCTAATATAATTGACAGTTCAGGTGTTATAGCGGCTGATGTTAGTGGAGTTGGAACTGCTAGATATGGCCCAGCAGCAGCAACTTATGGTATTGATAAAGCAATATTTGGTTTTGGTAATGGTTATACGGCAGTAACTAATTTAGTAACCAATGTTGGAGTGATAGGAGCTGACGTTACAGGAGTAGGTACTGCAAGAGTGGAACCTGATGCTGCTGGTTATGGTGGAGACAAAGCAATATTTGGTTTTGGTGAGGGTTCAGGTGGTCATACTGCAGTAACTAATTTAGTAAGTAGTTCTGGTGTTGTAGCAACTGATACAGCTGGTGTTGGTACTGCTAGAGCTTATTTAGCGGCAACTGAATATGGTGATGATAAAGCTATCTTTGGATATGGTCTTACTACTGTTAAAGTTTCAATGACTAATTTAGTATCAAATACAGGAGTGGTTGCAGCTGATGTAACTGGAGTGGGAACAGCTAGAAATTATCTAGATGCTGCTGGTTATGGTGGAGACAAAGCTATCTTTGCATATGGTTCTACTGCTGTTACTAATTTGAGCAATTTAGTTTCTAATTCTGGTGTTGTAGCAACTGATACCACAGGAGTGGGAACTTCTAGATATGGAGCTGGATCTTGTAGTTATGGTGGTGATAAAGCCGCTTTTGCTTATGGAAAAGCTGCAAGTAATACTGCTGTAAAAAATTTAGTAACCAATGCTGGAGTGGTAGGAACTGATGTAGCTGGAGTGGGTACAGCTAGGAGAGATTTAGCAGGAGCAGGATTTTCATCAAGTGCATAATAATAACTAATAGGAAAAATAAATATGGCATCAAAACTAAACACAGAATTTAATTACAGATACCAAGTAATAGGAGATACACCTTGGGAAAAGATAAAAACTTTAAAAGGTTTTTTAGAAGGTAGAGTTAGAGCAGCAGCTCTTGAAGAAGTTGGAAATTTACAAGATCAAGCTAAAGTATCAAAGCTAAAACATCTACAAAATAGTGGCAATGGTTTAGAGCATGAAATACTAGAACTTAAAGCTGAAATTTTAGAAGGTATAAGTCAGAAACCAGCAGCTAAAGAAGCATTTGAACTTAATAAAAAAGAAATTGAGATTTTAAATAAACTATTAAAAGAACTTTATGTCATTGCAGAACCTACAAGAATTAAAGGTTATTGGTAGAGAAATACAAGCTGAAATGATTGCTAATGGCAGACCATCTCCAGCTAAATTAAGAAATGCTATGAGTAATCCTTATACTTGGAACGCATTGAAACAAATAGGTTTAATACCTAAAAAAACAAAGATACTGGAAGGCAATATAAATCCACAATTAAAAATAGCACTTACAGGAGTAGAAGATGAAGTTATATAAATTATTAACAAGTAATTGGGTAACATATTTTGGAACACCACAAACTCCAATTGCAAGAGACGTTACAATAATAGCACAAACTCCAAGCTGTGATGCTTTTTTATTATTAGCTAAAGAAACACAAGCTGGTTTAGAATTATTAAGTGGAGTACCAGATGGATTTGATTTTACCTATTGTCAAGAATGGGGTTTAACTGTTGATGATGATGTCGTTGATAGAGTGATTATAGATTTAAGAAAAAAAGCCTATCCAATTTGGCAAGACCAACTGGACAATATTTATCACAATGGAATTGATGGCTGGAAAGCTACAATCAAAACAACAAAAGACAAATATCCAAAGGTATAATCCTAATAGAATCATGTTAGGTTTATCAGCATTCGCAGAGCAAGCTTTTGGAGCTACTGTAGCCCATCAAGGGGTTGTAGTTATCGTTACTGGCAGCGGAGCTACCATTTCACAGGGTACACCTACCTATGATATTGCAGGAAGTGTGGCAGTAACAGGTAGCGGAGTTACTGTTAGTCAGAACGCAAATGGGATTACCTTCACCATAAGTGGATCTGTGATACCCACAGGAAGTGCAGTAACAATTTCTACTGGCGCAGCCGATGTGAATGTGATAACGTGGAATCCAATTGATCCAGATGCAACTCAAACCTGGACCAATATAGACCCTTTATAGGAGAATTATGGCATCAACATACACGACAAATTTACAATTGGAAAAAGTAACCACAGGAGAAAAAGCTGGGTTATGGGGAACAGTAACTAATACTAATCTAGAAATTTTAGAACAGGCTTCGAGTGGATATTTATCGGTCGATGTAGCTTCAGGCGATGTCACATTAGATCTGAATGATGGAGCTACTTCCAATGGTAAAAATCTATTCTTTACACTAACAGGAACACTGGCTGGCAATCGTAATTTTATTATGCCTGCTACGGCAGAAAGAATCTTTATTGTTAAGGATTCTACGGACCGTTCTTCAAGTAATTATACTTTAACCGTTAAGACGGCTTCAGGTACAGGTTATATAATGCCTGTAGCTGCAACTGCCTTGGTTTATTCTGACGGAACAAATACGACTTTAGGCATGCTACAAAAAAGTTATGTCACTCATACCGCGGCTTATACCGCTGTTGCTGGTGATCAAATCTTTTGCGATACCAAGACAACTAATGCATTTACCGTTTCGCTTCCCGCAGGAACTGTTAATGATGAAATAACATTTATAGATAGTCAAAATTATTTTGGTTCAAACAATCTGACTATTGATTCTAATGGATCAGAAAAAATTAATAGTTCAGCAAGTAACTTAGTTTTAAGCACTAATGGTCAAGCTATTACATTAGTATATGCCAATGCAACGGTAGGCTGGATATACAAAACGAACAGTGCTTCATAGGAGCTAACCCAATGGCTCTCGTAGATTTTAAACTACTTCCAGGAATCGATAAACAACAGACCCAGGTTGGTGCTGAAAGGCGCTGGGTAGATTCTGATAATGTCAGATTTCGATACGGTCTTCCTGAAAAATTAGGAGGATGGTCTTCTCTTTTAACCGATACCATTGTTGGTGTTGCCAGAGCTCAATTCCCTTTTGTTGATCTTGATGGAAATCGATACGTTGCAATCGGTACAGATAAATTTTTATTAATTTATTATGAAGGTCAACTTTATGATATTACTCCCTTGGGCACAACCCTCACTAGTGCTACCTTTACTTTTAATGGCACAACTACCATTACAATTACAACAACTGCTGCTCATAACTTCCTTGTAGGCGATATTATTTTATTCGATTCTGTAACTTTACCTGCGGGTACAGGTTTAACAGATGCTGCATTTGAAGATAAATTATTTCAGGTTATTACAGTTCCAACTTCGGTTACATTTACTGTTACATTTACCAGCACAGGATCTTCAGCAACAGGAGGAAGTGTATCTTTAAAACCCTATGCATCCGTGGGCCCTGCGGCTCAAACCTATGGCTATGGCTTTGGTGTTGGAAATTTTGGTGGGACAGTTTCGGGTGTAGTCTCTAATGATTTAGATGGTGCCTTAGCAGCAGATTCTGCTGGAAACAATGGTTCATCTACTCAAATTAGATTAACCAGTGGGACTGCTTTTCCTACTTCAGGAACCATTGCAGTTGGAAATGAATTAATTACTTATTCGGGTAAATCAACTAATGAATTAACAGGCATTGCGCGGGCAACAAATGGAACAGCTACGGCTATTCATGCTGATGGAGCGACAGTAGATAATGCAACGAATTACGCAGGATGGGGCTCGGCAGTTGCAGCTTCAACCGTGACTCTTGAACCAGGGCTCTGGGCTTTGGATAATTATGGAGACGTTTTACTAGCAACAATTTTAAATGGAAAAACTTATACATGGGATTCAAGTATTGCAGCACGATTCACGACCCGTGCATCAACAGGCACAACAAGTTATATAACAACCTCAGCTCCAACAGCGTCTCGAGCCATGATGATGTCTCCAGTCACAAGACACTTAGTTTTATTTGGAACCGAGACTACGATCACTGACACCTCTACTCAAGACGATATGTTTATACGGTTCTCGGACCAAGAAACTATTAATGATTTTGCGCCAACCGCTATCAATAGTGCTGGAAGTCAAAGACTTCAAGACGGCACCAAAATTATGGGAGCGATTAAAGCCAAAGATAATATTCTAGTGTGGACCGATACATCGCTCTATACCATGAAACATGTAGGAGCTCCTTTTACGTTCGGTTTTGAACAAGTTGGAACCAACTGTGGTC